GATTAAAAAATTATATGTTCCATAATACGATTAGTCAACTTACCTTTATTTATAATTTTATTATATTTAAAGATCTGGGTCCCAAATGGCCTTATCTGTGTTAATTGTAATTTGCCAATCATCATCTTGTCTTTCAATTTGGTCAATATATTCTGATCCATCATCAATAATGCCAAATGGTACCATATCCTCTTCAATGGCTTTCATTTTTTGATCGAATAGCATTTTCTTTAAATTTATATCTGTCATATCAGCAAAGAATTGTGTTGAAACAAAATAACCAAACATAACCAAATTCATCATTAAATCGTCATGGTTACCATCAGACGCCTCGTATGATTGCCCTCTGGCCTCAAATGTGGAAATTTCTAGGATTGTTTGCTCATCAATAATATCTAATTTATGTGTTTCTAATATATCTTTAATTGCCGAACAACCAAGTCTTTTTGTTTTACGAGTAATTTCAATACCAAGGGCATTTGCCTTAACGGACGATTCAACATGCATATTTTCATATTCAAAGTCATGATATAATCCATTACAAACCACAGAACCTTGATCATTTGATTCAATTACCACATAAGCATCGCTGTAGGCTTTCGCGTACTTATATATAATGTTAGGGAAGAGTATTGGAGAGATAGTGTTATTGCGATATACAGCAACCTGTGCAAATGGGCGAACGCTAATATCGATCAAGTTGAACGTAGAATAATCCTGTCCTCTTCCCTTGCTTACATCCACGGTCATGATATACTCATGACCTTTTTCAGGTTCAGCATATATTTTTAAATTACCGCCTTCCAATAATTTTTTAAAAGGCTTTGCTCTTAAACTTAATAGTGTTTCAGCATTAATAAGTGTATCACCAGTACCAAAAAAGGTATTACCAAACTCTTGATCAAATTGTAATTGTGATGTATTCGAAACCGTTTGGGCTTTCCATTCCTCATCTCTACCAGGTACATCATACCAATCAACACGGAATGATTTAAAATCATTAATTCCTTGTACAGCACCTTCCCAGATCTTATGGAATTGATTGCCAATACCATTTGCAGTGGATGTAATAATAACCTTTGTATCTTTACCAGCAGAAACAACCGGATACGTGGAAGTGTAAAATTCTGCAGCACGTTCTACGAATGCGAACTCATCGAGATATAAAAGGTTAACTGACATACCACGAATAGAACTACCAGAAGTCGCAGCCGCAATGATGCGACTGTTATTACTAAATTCAAGAGATCCTTTATTGAGTGCCTTTGAACCAGGCTGAAGAAAGAAAGGAATGTTTTCCAACATAAGTGTAATGCGTGAGAGCATTTCACGTGCAGTCGCACCCTTGTTCGCCAGGATGGCCACAGTCTTTTCAGAATTGAATAACGCATACCAAAGGAGGTATGCACAGGCTGATATTGACTTGCCAGATTGACGACATGCGAGAACGACATTAAATCTATTATCCGTAAAGTGTGTGAACATTTCCTTTTGATAAGGATATAATTTAAATGGCACTAACCCTTCATCCAGAGCAATTACTTTTACATAATTCTCTGAAAAGTATACAGGATCAACCATGCACTTTTTATATTCTTTTAAAAGTTCCGGTGTCCATTTTTGTAAAACACCATCCCTTTTTACATTAGGATTCCCTAGATATGATTCTATCTGGTTCAGCATCTATAACATTATCTTCTTGTAAAAGTTTTTGAATATCAGCAGTAGAACCAAGAAAATAGTTATTCTGCTGATTTTCGACCTGTTTCACTTCATCCTTTTCATCCATTTGTTTTTGCTTTTTATTTAAGTCCATCAGGCGATCATTTACATCAGAAACGTTTTTGATCATACCTGATAAGACTTCATAAGCACGAGGATGCTCACTTTCGCGAGCAACCTCTATCATGTTTTCTAAGGCGTCCTTACCTTTTTCTATGAGCTCATAATATGTTTCACGAGAATAATCGTAATCATTCTTTACATTATCTTTATCATCTGTCATAATTAGTGTGCCTTGAATGCTTTACCTGTTCCACTAGTAGGTACTGAATATGTTACATCTGCACCAGTTTTAATTGTAAGGTCAATATCCATATATTTGTAATCACCTGGAAGCACACCCTGTGCTGAATCCTTTGCTGATGGATCCCAAACTGGTGAAATATAGATGTGATATGGATCTTCACTTGGTTGTAAATTCCATCCACCACGGATTGCTGAGTCATCTGCTGGATCAAAGTTTCTTAAACCTTGTTCCAATGTTGATAGGTTATTTATTGAATCAGCTTTAGCCCATACACCATTTTTACCAAAATAGAATTTATTATTGCTTGTGGTTGAATCCTGTACACCATCGATGGCAATCATAAAGATATCACCATCAACAACCTCACTGATATCACTATCATTTGCTGGGTGTATATTTAGATATGATGCATAATGTTGATTGCTTGGATTATAACCAGTGTTTTGGTATTGATTTGTACTAAGAATACCCTTTGTGGTAAATCCAACCATTCTACCAATTACTGATTCAAATCCTCCAGATGTTTTCCAACCTGTTGGAGCAACTGCTATTTCAATTTCTCCACCCAAACCTGCTTCACCTATAACAAATCGGTTCCAATCATATACGCTACCAGAACCACCACCACCAATGGCACCGCCACCAATGTTATTGAAAGTTGTTTGAACACCATTACTATCCACTTGTTTTGGATACTTATTCATGTGAATCTCAAAATAGATTCTTTGATCAGCCTTTAACGGTTGGGATACAATGGTTTGTGCACCACTCCCGATACCATCCGGTAATAAACCTGCAGAGATTGCAGAATCAGGTAATTGAAATCTATGTTGTAGTCTGCCATCAATATCCCAAACATCCGGCTCAACAAAAGATGCATCTGAATAATGCCCTTGGCTTTGTGCAAAAACTCCACTACCAATCCCTAGTCCTTGAGGATCAAATGTAATAGGCCTGGATAAACCAGGAAATCTTTTTGCTAATAATTCCAAGAGCTCATTATTACTAAATGTTGTGAGCCTTAAATTAGGGTTTGATGCAATACTAGGATGTACAGAATTACCAAGAGAGGCAGCTATAATACTTCCTAATGATTGTGTTACGGTTTGGCCCGTAAAATAATTATATGTTTTTCTTGCCATTGTTCCTCTCCTTATTTCCAAGTAGTAATGATTAGATCATGACCACTGTCCATACCCATGGTAAGAGTAACAGTGTCACTGCCTGATAATGTAAAATCATATAATTCATTTAGCAACATACCATTTTTATAAACCATGATTGTTGCGGAATCATATGATAAAGTATTTCCTTGTATATCACTATCTGTAAATACTGTTTGACCAGAATCGGCTTCATAAAAGAATTTACTAAATGATGCCACTGCTGATTGGATATACGTTGCGTCAACAATGCTTGTTACAAATGCAGAATCTTTTGATGCAGTCTGCCTTGCTTGTATGTAAGCACTATCAACTTGTCCTGTGATAATTGTTGCAACCTGAGCGGAATCAGGTAGTGCTATGATTCTTGTATCAAGGTCAGTGAAGTTCCCGTCAAGTTCCGTAAACGAGAGTTCACTACCTTTCGTGTTTCTCAGTGTAATTGTCATTTTTTTCTCCTGTTACGCAACTTGACTATGCGTTTAACGGTGTCCATGTTTCACTAAACCCATAATCACTATCTGGTAGACCAATTGTTGTCAATGGGTCTGGTTCAACAGTAAGTCTTTCAATTGCAATATCTGAATCTGCAAGACCTGCACCAATAAACGAAACATCTGCAATAGATTTGCGGATAATATCGCTTTCTGCAATGGCGCCATAGAAACTTACTTTCATTTCAAAATCTAATGTGTATATAATAGTCCTACGGGCTTCCATAGGACCTTCAAAATCATCACTGAATGTCAGTGATTGAATTATAATTGGAATATCCTCTTTAAATGTAGGATATTCATTTGGAAATGGTTTTATTGTTAATGTATATTGTGGATTAAATGTAGGTAATATTTGTTCCACCAATTGTAATGCATCATCTTGATTTTTGGCATATATGTTTAACTGAAAATTAATGTTATATGGTACAGGAGCATTAAACTTTTGTCTTGTTTCCCTTGTTGTACCACCACTTGAAAATTTACTGGTTTTTGTTAACTGCCGTGTATTGTCATAATTAAATGATGTAATTTCAAATGACATTCTAGGTAATTTTAATGCCACTTTTGTATCTGAATTAAGATCAGCATTTTGTCTTATACGTTCTAAATACTTTATCCTTGGTGCATATGCTAATGGAACCTTTAATTGATTCAATACGCCACCAGACGAATTCTTACGAATTACGTACAGGTTATTAAACAGTCTTCCGAATATGGAAACTGATTTCCGGATTTTTTCATGGTAAAAATGCGTACCAAACATTATTGATCCTCCGGATCACCAAATGGATTATCTTCAGAGAAGTCTAAGAAATCATCTGAGAAATCACTAAAGGTTTCATTTTGTTCTGTTTCGGACAATTTATTCTCTTCAGTAACACTGTGAATTACAAGGCCATTTAAAGAACCATTTGTGCTATTTATTAGTGTACCTGTTGCTGCGGTGAAAGGTGATGTCGCAGTATAATTGGAATCAAATGAATGATATTTACCATCATCACCACCAACGTGAGCAAGGTTAAAGCAACGATATGGTGAACCAGATGATTCCATCTGAATGCTTACAATTTCACCTGACATTGTAACACCACCAGGTAAAAGTTGTGTTACTGTATCACCAACCGAATAATCACTATCAACCACGGTTCCATCAATAAATTCTATTGACGGCGCAGTCATATAATTATTTCCGGAATCGATTAGCGTAATTGTATCAACCGTACCTGATGAGGTAATTGTGCATGTTGCAATTGCACTATCACCTATTGCTATTGGATTGCTGCTATCTCCACCACCAATAAATCTAATTGTTGGTGCCGTTGAGTAATATGTACCACCAGTAAGAAGGT